GTGTAAAGGTGTAGAAGCAGATGATATTGCTGCATACCTTGTACGTAGACGAGAGGCTTTTGGCATAAACAAAATTTGGCTAATATCAAGCGATGCGGATTGGGACTTACTAATATCAGAAAACGTTAGTAGATTTAGCTATGTTACCCGAAAAGAGGTTCGTTGGGATAATTGGGGGGAAAAGTACGATGTGTCTCCAGAAGAGTTTATATCTTTAAAGTGTTTGACTGGTGATAAGGGAGATAACGTCCCTGGAATAAACCAAGTAGGCCCTAAACGCGCTAAGAGCTTAATAGACCAGTTTGGGTCTGCAATGGATATTTATGATGCTATTCCACTAAGCGGTAGTTATGTATATGTTAAGAACTTAAATGAAAATGCAGAACAAATTATGCTAAATTATCAGCTTATGGATTTAGTAAGTTTTTGTGAAGAAGCAGTCGGTACGGAAAACGTAGCGGACATAGAAAGGAGAATGATAAATGCAAATTAAGAAGAATTATGCTAGGGATAAGTATCTATCCGAATTTAGTATAAAAACACTAGAAGATCGGTACTTGCTAGAAGGGGAGGCTTCTCCCCAGGATGCGTTTGCTAGGGCTGCAATGGAGTTTGCCGATGACGAAGCTCACGCACAGCGAATCTACGATTATGCTAGTAAGCTATGGTTTATGTTTAGTACTCCTATTCTAACCAACGCGGGGTCAAAGCGGGGTCTCCCAATCAGCTGCTTTTTAAACTATGTAGATGACTCTAGAAAAGGTATTACAGACCACTACACTGAGAACGCCTTCCTGAGTTCTGTAGGCGGGGGAATTGGGGGTTGCTGGAATGATATACGCTCAGCAGGCGCTAAAACTTCGGGCGGCTCAGAAAGCACAGGAGTAGTTCCTTTCGTTAAGGTAGTTGACGCACAGATGTTAGCCTTTTCTCAAGGAGTTACACGTAGAGGAAGTTACGCGGCTTATTTAGATATTTCTCACCCAGAAATAGAGGAATTTCTTGATATTCGCAAGCCTACGGGCGGAGACGTAAACCGTAAGTCTATCAATCTACATCATGGTATAGGAATTGGGGACGATTTTATGCGGCTTATTGAAAAAGCTACAAGAGAGCCTGGCTTTGACGATTCGTGGGATTTAATAGACCCCAACTCAGGGAATGTTACTAAAACTGTTCAAGCTAAAACTCTATGGGTAAAGATTTTACAAAACCGAGTCGAAACGGGCGAGCCGTACATCTTCTGGAAAGATACAGTCCAAGACGCTTTGCCGGACTGTCAGAAAGACTTAGGGCTTAAAGTACACCACTCTAACTTATGCTCTGAAATTACCCTTGTGACAGCCCAGGACCGAACAGCGGTATGCTGCTTGTCTAGTACCAACATGGAGGAGTATGACGTTTGGTCTAAGGTTCCGCAGTTTATTCCTGACCTAGTACGAATGTTAGACAATGTGCTTACTCACTTCATTGAGCACGCCCCGAACGAGCTCGAACGCGCTAAATACAGCGCGGAGCGAGAGCGTAGTATTGGGCTGGGTGCGATGGGCTGGCACGCATACCTTCAGCGGCATAGTATTGAATTTGAAAGTATGTGGGCGTCTTCTGCAAACCACAAAATGTTTTCTCACCTTGAATCGGAAGCAGTTCGAGCCACAAAGGAGCTTGCAATAGAGCGAGGCGAGTGCCCAGATGGTGTAGGGCACGGAATTCGGCACGCCCATCTACTTGCTATTGCGCCGAATGCAAGCTCGTCAATTATCTGCGGAAATACCTCGCCCTCTATAGAGCCTTATCGCGCGAATGCATTTACTCAGAAAACAAAGTCAGGCTCTAGCCTACTGAAAAACGAGTATTTAGAGCACGCGCTACAGGAAATAGGAAGGGATACAGACGATGTTTGGAAAAGCATTGTTACTAAGAAAGGTTCAGTACAGCATCTAGACTTTTTAGACGAGCATACGAGAAACGTGTTTAAGACTGCTGTAGAGATAGACCAGAAGTGGGTAGTACAACATGCAGCTGACAGGCAGCAATATATTTGTCAAAGCCAGTCTCTTAATCTGTTTTTTCCTGCGGATGTATCAAAGCAAGAACTTCATGCCATACATATGATGGCTTGGAAAAAGAAAGTAAAAACACTATATTATCTACGATCGGAAGCGGTCAAAAGAGCAGATGTAGTATCAGACGAAGCATTGCGTGAATATATCGCAGATGCTCTTGATGATAATGCCTGCCTAGCATGTGAGGGGTAACTATGAGCAATTTATTACAAGAAAGAGAATATTACAAGCCGTTTAACTATCCGTGGGCATTTGAGTTTTATCAGCAACAACAGCAGATGCATTGGATGCCTTCAGAAGTAAACTTAGCCGATGACCTAAAAGATTATCGAGAAAATCTAAGTGACGGAAACAAAAAGCTTTTAAGTCAGTTGTTTCGTTTCTTTACGCAAGCGGATGTAGATGTGTGTTGCGGCTATGCTAGACACTATCTCCCTACGTTTAAACAGCCAGAAGTCCGTATGATGTTGTCTGCGTTTGCCGCAATGGAAGCAGTGCATCAAGAGGCGTATTCTTTGCTGCTAGAAACTTTGGGTTACGGTGATGAGGAGTACAAAAGCTTTATGGATCACAAAGCAATGATGGATAAGCATGAGTACCTTTCTGATTTTGGAATGGCTACAGATGCCGACATCGCAAAAACCTTAGCTATTTATAGTGGTTTTACAGAAGGGGTGCAGCTTTTTAGTAGTTTTGCTATTTTACTTAACTTCTCTCGACACAACCTTATGAAAGGCATGGGTCAAATTGTTACGTGGAGTGTGCGAGATGAGTCTTTGCACGTAGAAGGAATGAGTAAGCTATTCCGTACTTTTATCCAAGAAAACCCAGAGCTATGGACAGATGACTTAAAGTACGAAATCTATTGTGCAGCGGAACGTACAGTAGAGCTAGAAGATGCGTTTATAGAACTTTGCTTTAAAGGGGCAGAAGTACCCGATCTGACCCCGCAGCAGGTCAAAGACTATATTCGTTTCATCGCAGATCGTAGACTAGCAGGGCTTGGACTGAAAGGAATCTTTCAGACAAGTGAAAATCCCCTACCTTGGCTAGACTACATTTTGAACGGTGTAGAGCACACTAACTTTTTTGAGAACCGAGCCACCGAGTACAGTAAAGGATCAACTACTGGAAACTGGCAAGATATATTTAAATAGGAACATTTATGAAAGAACCAGAAACTTTTACGTTAAACGGAAACACATACAACTTCAATGAAGCTACAGACGCCGCAAAGTACTACGTAATGCAGCTCAATAGTATGATAGAGGAACGGGTAGAGTATCAGATGAAAACAGATCGTATCTTAGCGGCGGAAGCAGTTTTTTCCGATAAGCTAACTGCGGAGATTGAGAGTTTAAATACTCCTGAGGATACTCCTGAAGTGCCTGCAGAGCCTTAAACAAAAAGCCCCTTAATTGGGGCTTTTTTGTGTCTTTACAAAGTATCGTTATAGGAATTATATTCGTGTATTACTTCTAGGCTGCCCGCAATACTTGCTACTATCTTCGTGTCTGCAAAAGCTTCTGGTACATTTTCTTTTACCCAAAGAAAGAAATCGCCCATAGGGGTGTTGAGCCTTGTCTTGGTGTATGTCACATCTACCCCCTGAGCGGCCTGTATGTCCGCATAAGCGATAGCAGTATCAGGCTCATACATCCATGCCTTACTGCCGTTACTTTCGTTGGTGAAGATGTGACGGCTGTTGTAGCCTCCAGAGTCTTTAGGGTTCAACACCACCAAGATCAACAGGGGCTCTGTGGGGTCATTATTAGTCATACAAGTTAAGATACTTTCTGTATCTACGCCACTGATAATATCTTCTATCTGTCCCCAAGCAGCGGCTTTATAGTTTTCTAGTTCAGGTATGTTTGTAGCTCCTGTCTTTACCCTTTGATATTCTCTCAATCCATTGGTTGAAGAAGCGAATATTGTACCAAACTCGGCTTCTGTGGGTGGCGTGATTCTGATCTGTAATTGCATTAACCTACTCCATTTACTGTTAGTGATGCTTGGCCTGCAAGTAGCGCTGTGTTGAATGCAGTCATTTGGCTTATTGTAGTTATAGGGCCATCCGGTACATACAGTTCGTACCTTAGCGCCCTGTCTGTAACCGCTAGGGAATCTTGATCGACAACCGAGGCATTTGTTTTTGTAAAATCTGATTCTATAAAAGTTACTGGTGCATGGCCATTAGGATTAACTGTAATAGAGTCGAAATGAACTGCATTAAATATTGGGTTTATGTCTGTTGCTGACGTTGATCCGACACGATCTACATACAGAAGCATTGTATATTGGCCGTTGGCAATACTACCAGACCACGCTTGGGTGTGGAAAGCTACGATCTCTAGGCCGTTAGGATGTACAAATCGTTCCGTTGCATCTTTAGATTGAAAGGTTAGGTTTTGTACAATAGACCCATAAGGTGCTAATGTAGTTCCGTCCATCTGTCGAATGTTGAAGCCCACCTCATCGACACTTAGATCAGGTTTTTCGTTATAAGATTCTGATGTGAATAACAATGCTTCTTGCACAGTCAGTGCAGCTATAACACCAGAACTATGCATTATGTGATCCCCCCGCCGAAGATAATAAACTCAGGCGATCCGTTTGTATCCTCGGTGCAGATTAACTCAGCTGCCGCTCCTACAGCTAAGGTTATGTCCCCTGTTGTAGTAGTCAAAGAGCCCCCCTCTAGTATTTTTACGGTAAATGAGGAAGGGTTACTGAGTGTTGCGGGTCGAAGAGATGTATTACAGAATACCCAAGTTGCGCCTTTAGTAACCACTCGATCATTTTTACGCTGGTTACTACCAACTGCTTCGTGATAAATATCAGGAATCTCTATGCTAATTGCAGCATCTGATACAGTATCTCCCGAAGGAGAAATAAGAACAAACTTACGAGAGACATAAGTTGACAAGTCATAGCTTACTAGACGGCTTGGAAACAGAATACCGCTGTCATGAGACTGATTGATGCGAGTAAGCTCAAACTTGGAAGCGTTGTCTGCTGTTACCATCAGCTCCACAACCTCCCCCCTGCCTATTGTTATATCTCCCGTTGTGGCGCTTAAGCCATACATATCGTGTATAAAAACTTCATAATTGTTGGCATTAGATAAGGCCATAGGCAAAAGCGAGTCATTCTGTATAGTCCACGCAGTGCCCTTAGGCAAAACATCTATGCTGCTGCTAGAATCTGTGTATTGTGTATTAGGAAGAGCGAGTGTAATTCCTGTCGCAGTTAAATCATCGCCGCTAGAGCTAGAGCCAACTATTTTATAGTTTGCATATGTATTTAAAATGGTAGTGCTGGAGAGCGCCCCTGAGATACTTTCAGTACGGAGCGACGCACCTATCAAGTACTTCGAAAATATAGCGGTCAAACCTCTTACAACAGGGGCAAGACTTATAGTAGGAGTAGAACCTTCTCCGGAGGTATGCACGACCTCTATTTGATCGGTCGTGCCTGCAACATCAGCAACATAGTTAGGTCTAGACGTAAGATCAGAGAAGGCAAAAGTAGTATCGCCTGCCAATGCAGTCGTTGATGAAGTACCTAATGTTAATGCATCAGTAATCCCGTAACCGTTAATCGTTGTGGGTTTGCTCGACAATGAGCTAAACGCTCCATCAAAAGCATCAGTAATCCCGTAACCGTTGATCGTTGTGGGCGTACCCGTCAAAGACGCAAAAGAAGTGGACCCCACAGACACTGTGCCTGAAACTTCCACAGTTTGAGTTATCGGAGTAAGCTCCACCTCTATAGTGTTAGGGGAGGGGGATATTTCTAGTGTTGTAGTACTAACTTCAACTACTATGCTCATCGCGTTATCTCCCTAGATATGGATGCTCTGCCCCTCAGGATTCGAGTAACTACTGCATCGGCGGCCGTAAAGAGCTCTACATCGTAATAGTAAAGCCCTTTCGTTAGAGCCGCTGTTTCCGTGGGAGTTAGCGATACTTGTACAGCGCCGGCAACGGCATCTGTAATAGCTACAGTTAAATCAATTGCAGAAGGGGACTCTTTTTTAGACCTAAGCTGCCCTCTACCCCCCTCGTAATTAGAAAGGTTTAAAGGTGTGCCGCTCTCCTTTATCGTAAGGTTTAGGGTGAAGGTAGCCCCTTGGTCTATGTTTATGTTATAATTTGACATATATTCTCCTTAAAATGCCTGACTATTACTAGTGTTAGGTAGCGCGCTGGATAGTAAGCTATCGTTAGTTATTGTGTTTTCTGCTGTTAAGCAGTATGTTTGGTCGGTGTGTTCCGCTGCAGTTACTCGAATAGTGCCGTCTTTTGCAAGTACTAATTTAGATATTCTGAACTCTTTGCGGCTCCACCCATAACTATCTTTTGTCAGTGTAATTATTTCTCCTGCGACTAATGTAATTAAGTGTGGGGCGCCCGTAAACTCCACCGTCAGGCTATACCTAGACGAGTCTAGGACTTGTTTTACGTTCATTCTTGCATTAAAATAATTCGTGACTCCCGGCTGGTTATAGGTGCCTTCTTTTGGTATATAGCTATCTTCTTCTAAATACTGACTGTTAAAGAAGGAAATATCCCTTCCACTAAACTTGGCTTGAGGGTCTAAAATTGTTGCGGATATAGCGTTGAATTGTTTTCCAGCACCTTTATCGGTCACTTTAATAGAGCCTATAATATCTTCGTCTAATATGTCTCTATAGGAGCGCAGGGGTGTGAGTATGCAGGTGCGATTTTCTATAGTACCTGACCAGGATAGCGGCTTTTGGAAGGTGATTCTCAAAAGCCTTAATAAGCCTTGTACTGTAGGATCCCACTGAATGCCTCCAAAGCCCTGAAAAGACTGCTCATAAAGAGGTGAGGTAGCAGAGGCTCCAGACGCATTTACCCAGTTGTTCGCCCCATCGAAAAAATAAGGCCGTACATGCCCTCGTACCGAGCTGGCTATGAAATCATGATTAAATGGCACGGGCGCGGGGTATGTCCCTTGAAGAGACGGCGCGGAAACTGCCGCAAGTGTTCCCGATATAGCTACGGAGAATCCAAGGTTGGCGTGAGCAACCTCACTCTCGGTAATCTCCTGTATCTCTTGCCAAGTACCAGCAACAAGCTTATAGTAGTACGCGGCTCCCGAAGTGAGCAAAAAGCTATCTTGGTGAGGAGCACCGACCAATAAATTGTCCCCGTCCTTTGCTAGAGACCAGCCAAAAAGTCCGTATTTACTTGCCGAGGCAGGAGTAGTTAAACTATTCAAAAGCCCCCAAGACTGAAAAGAGGCTTCTTGATAAATGTAAACTTTTCCATATTCTTGCACAGCACCGCCAGATAGACCTGTCTGATACCCCGGCTGTCCTACAAATAGATCTGTGCCGTCTAAAACAAGGCTGTGCCCAAACAAAGGTTTTCCGGTGGCGGGAGCAATAGCAGCCGCGTCTGGGCTAACTTCTGTACCTCCGGCAACCCACGTACTATTCTTGTGAAAAAATTGAATAGCGCCCCCTACCCCCCGCCTCGGCTGCGAAGCAACAATATTGTTTCCGTCTACTGCTACGTCCAGCTGCCCTAGACTTACCTGATTAAAGTCTGCCTGCGCTTCTATGTTCTGCTCTAAAGTCCAAGTAGCGCCGCTTCCTGTATATACACTAAGTCTTCCTGTTACAGGGGTAAACGGTAAGCTGAGCCCCGTGTCGAAGAAAGGATCCGCCACAACTAGGGTGGTTCCGTCCCACGCTATACTCGTGCCAAAGGCTACAGAGTTTGATTCGCTTAAGAAAGCCACCTGGCTCCAAGTATCGTTACTGCGGGTCCAAATATAAACAAGACCTCCAGCCTCTTCAGGGCTGCTGACTATTAGAGTATCTCCTCTAAGCACCAGCTTTTTCCCGTACCCTAGTCCCACTCCGTCTAGCTCCTGTTCCAGTTCCCAAAGATTGTTGACTCTAACGTATATAGAGACCCCGCCCCGCAGATTGACGGGATCGTATCTGCTAACAGCCATGGTGTCTCCATCTATGACCGTCGCGAAGCCGTGCCCATCACTTACTTCAGGTCTGGTAGGGTGCTCAAAGTATACGTTTGGCTGCGTGTAACTACTGCCAACGGTACCCAAACCTAGGGCGGTACCTAGAACGTACTCTGTAGACAGTACGGAGGCTACTTGCCCATCAGGAAATGTAACCGTATCTCCTTGCTTATACTCCCCGGGTAGAGCTCCCTCTATAAAATCTACCGTAGGCGTAGAAACCACGCTTGTTGTATTTACTTGAATAGAGGCACCTTTCTCTCTGCTCAAGTCTGGAATATCTCCTAACCACTCCTGTGACTTTCTAGCTTTTACACTTAGATCGTACTGCCCATTGGAGTACCTAAGCATTCCGTTAAAGTGTGTTAGCATATCATTAGTAATTTCTAACGAGGACTTAGACGTATCTATATACATATTTGTCTGGTGTCTAGTAACGTATTCTTGCGCTTGGTCCTCCCAACCTAAATATCTCCAGTACTTAACGTTATCACAGTCATATAAGCTATACCCCGTATCCCCGAAAGAACCTTCAGACTCTCGATACTGCTTTACTAAAGGGTTATTATCGCTTGTAAGCTTTAAGCTGTCTAAGGCTGTTGTGTCCGTCTTGAGAAACGTTACAGTGTCTCCGGGCAGAAAGCTGTCTCTGCCCGCTAAATTATCCAAAGTGCCTGTGGAAGTCCCTACCTTATTCAGTTCTATTAGGGACGAGAGGGACGTGTCAGTAACATAATATGTATCATTTTCATAAACCGTTATATCCCCTACCGAAATAGTAGCCGCCACCGCAGGGGTAACGCTAAGACCGAATGTACCGTTAGCGGCAGTTCCCGTGTGTTTTATGCTGTATGCGGGAGTTCCTATATCTATATAATAGAAGGGGGCTCCTTGTCCTGAAACTTTACGTAAAATAGGCCAGGTACCTACAGAACTATTAGCATCGGGGCCTGTTACCGAGATCATATCGTAGAAAGAAAAGTCTGCTGGGTGGTCTTGTGAAACCCTAAGATTTCCTTCCTTATCCCACACATAATTAGTACCGAGCTTCTGCCACCGGTTATACTTCTTCCCTAGCTTGCCTATTACCTCTATAAAGTCTATCTGATAGTACAAGGAGTTTCCTTGCTCTAATAAATCTACGCGAGATATTGTACCTTCAAAAATAACTTTAGATTCCACAGGGTCTAGAACCTGATATTTATCGAGCTCCCTAGGAGGCGCTAGTGCTGTGTTCTCAGAATTGCTATACGTGTCAAAAGCGGGGACTACTATAGTAACTCCCGAAGGCGCGTCACACGCTCTAGCGGCCTCTAGAAAAGAGTCTAAGTTTAAGTCCTTGTCTACATCTAAGTCTCTTCCGTATACACCACTGCTAAGATAGTCTAGTAGTTGTAGGGCCGGATTAGTGCTTACTCTGTAGTCTTCTAATGATGTGTCGTATAGCTTATATTTTGTAAACTCATCAAAAAAGGTAAGGTCCCCTGCGGAGACTCCTTGTATAATGGCAAAATTGTGTGTAGAGTCATACTCTATTACTTGCCCTAGAGACGTGCCTTGGGAGCTTAGAAACGAAATTCTTTCTTTACTACTTAAAGAGGCTTCAGCCTGAGAAAGCTTTACTGTATCTTTAAAAGAAAAAACGCAATCTTGAAATGTAGCTTCAGTATAAAAAGAGGTTTCCAAGCTAGGGTTTTCGTTGAAGCTAAAAGATCTGGTAGGTGTAATAAAAATATAATGTAAGTCATCTTCAGTCCTCCAAGCAAAAGAATATCCACTTTCGTAAAGCGCCGTATCTATAAACGTAGGCGAAGGCAAAAGCCTGAAAACTGTTTCGAGCCCGTTACTGGTGAGAGTTAGTTCCGAGACGTTAAAGTTTGCGGCGTTACCTTTTAAATCCCAGGCAGCATCAAACTTGCTCTGAGCAGAACTGAACACAATTTCGCCTACAGGAACTTTTAACATAAAAAACTCTTGAAATTCTATATCTCCTAGGTAAGTAAAATTTAGCCCTTCTGAAATAGCTTCAGCGCTCCCAAGAACCGGCTTACTAAATACAGCGGAGGTAGGGGTGGGAAGACTAAAGGAAGCAAAAGGCCCTCTAGGATCTTCTGCCCCCAGTTGGTTGGGCGAAATAATACTAGGGTATATATACTTGGACCTAACCGATACCTGTCCAGTAGAACTTTCGATTTTATAAGAATCTGCAGGAACTCCTACAACAGGAGCCTCCAAAGATATGGTGTACTCCATAGTGCCTGCTATATTTCTTCGTTTTAGTATTTTTGTGATCTTATTTGTTGAAACTGCTCCAATATCTTCAAAGGCCGTGTGATACTGTGCTGTAGGCAAAGTTGTGATATCGTCCCAGGCCGCCGCCGTATTAGTAGGCCGGTAATTATACCCCGCCCACCCCTTTTTATTTCCTAAGAAAGCAAACACATTTCCTTTTGCTGGGCTATAAGAAAGGGAATTAATAGACTTAATAGTTATTTCATTTACCCCCAGGGTCTGAGGCACGTATATCGTAGCAGAATCCTCCCTCTCATACCTAGAGCTTGTTGCTGCAGGTATAGGGCCAGACTCTATTAGAAGACTCTCTCCGGATTCGGATATAGCACCTCCTAAAAGGCCGGAGGTAGTCGCAGTAGCATCAGGCTGACTAGCGCCCCCTGAGGAGAGAACTCCGTAGTCCAGCACGTACAACTCTTTCTCATAGATTCGGGCTTTATTGTCCAAGGAATCTAAGGCTTCATTATACGGCAGAGATCTTATAGGGTCGGCCCCACCTACTGCAAGTAGCTTACCTGCGGGGTCGAAGGTAAAAGCCGACAAAGCTTTCGTGTCTGAGCCTAAAATACCCAAATTGTATCTGTTGCCAATCTCGTTAATTACGCGAGCCTTTACTCCTCCTCCCTGTTCTATTGTTGTGAAATAGGGGTAGGTATAAGGCCCTTCCGCAGGGTTAAAGGTATTAGCAACGTTTCTAGTTGAGGTAGTTTCTGGGTCTATCGCGAGACCATGCTTAAACGTTCCTAAGGCTGCCGGCAAAGTACTCCAGGCCGGGACATCAAAAGAAGAAACCCAGGAGCCGTAAGCATTAGCAGCAGCTGCCCCGACAAGTCCCGGAGCCTGATAGTTTGTATGTTCATAGTATAAGGGGCTGGGGCTAAATATTCTAGTACTGGGGTCGACACGCTCCACATAATCCCTGTGGTCTGTACCATTTCCTAGTCCTGATATATTGTAAGAATTTAGTGTATACGTCAAGGTGCGTACAGCGACTCCTCCCGCGGCTCCTCCAGAAATGACAGAAGGGGCGCGCTCTTCCAAACTATATAAATAATCTGAGTCGGCACAAATACCTACACTATCGTGGCCTAGCCAAATAGTTTTACCTGTAGGCTTCTTTGTAGTAACATCAAAAACTGTTACGTAAGATAAGTCGTGTTTAAAAGGCTTATCTATATACTGCACAGCATCTCGTTGGGTATATTGCTCATTAAGTGTGCGAGCGTGAGATTCTCCTTTATTAAGTACATATATTACTTGATCCGCAGAGCCTGAAACCCCTTGTACATGTATATCGTAAGGCATAGGAGCTTTTGTACGGAGGTTGAAGTCAAACTGCTCATATTGAGGGTAAGTAGCGCCCCCAAACTCATATCTATTAGGGGCAAGATAAGGGAACGCCGCAGGGGGGTAGGCCTCTTCGTAGACTCTACCATTAAAATAGGATTGATCCTTACTAAAAATTACTTGAGTATTTTGTGTTAGGTCCATTTCTACATACTTATTTACGAACACAGTATTAGACTCAGGATGTACCGAAGCAACTCTAGCTACATGGATTAAGTCATGCTGAAAAGCGTGCCTGTACCTTTGAGGGCCTGCTACACTATTTATCTCAGCCTGGCTTGCAGGGGCAGGCCTGCCTGCTATCGTAGAAAAGCCAGTATAATCATACTGCTGATCTGTAGGAGTATCCACATAAGGTACAGTGTATACTACGGAAAAATTATTTGCAGGGCGCAAAGCTGACTTAGTCCAAGCAGGGTCATGGGAAGCAGAAAAAAGACAAGGCCTAATATAACTGTCGGTATCTGCGACAGGGAACGTTATAGTGTCTCCTACCTCTATCCCAGTAACGTCTGCGACATGAAGCACAGATGTAGATGCCTGAGAGTAGTTAGAGGCATGAAAACTGTTGCTATGCTGAAACTCATCAAACTGTTTATCGTGCTCATTGCTCAACTCTAAGGTTCTAGGGAGTGCATTCTCTATTTTGGATACCGTTTTTATATTAAGAGTCCCTTTTATTGGTAAGGTACTGTGCGTATTTAGGTCTAGAGAAGGCTCTCGAGCTAGAGTTGTTGCATTATATGCGTATATCTTTCCCGTCCCGTAGAATTTATTGTGCGTGTACACGTTTACCTTTTGAGACGCATTTTGGTCCCAAGGGATTGAAGCGCCCGCTATGGGATGCCCTGGATCATTCCGCCACAGACTCTCCAGCTTATCTCCCGAAGAAATACTAGGAGGGAGAATCCAGTCAGAAACCCATACCGTAGTACCGTCACTAGTCATCCCTGTAGGTATCTTATTTCTTCCGTAGAAATTGTTTTTATGGTCTTGTATAAAGTTCCTGCGCCAAGTGCTTGCAACCTCATCCTTTAGAACGCTAAAAGCTGTGGCCCTGTCTGGCAAAGTAGGGTTTTCGGCCTGGCTTATAACCTTTGTAGGGGGATGGTATGTAGACTCAAAAGTATCTCCTCTAAAGATACTAGTAAAGTCCGGCCCAGGGGTCTGGCTGTCTATTACCTCTGTGAACTGTTGTAGGGCGTTTATAAAAGGTACATAAGTAACGCCAAAGTTGAACCCTATATAAGGAGCTAAACATTGCCAGTTTCCATATGCCCCTTCTGCCCAGAACTCAGGGCTAAGAGTATTAGAGGAAAAAAGTGTTGAATACCCATTTCTATCTTCTGAAGTATTAACATAGTATTGGTTAGTTTGAGGGTAGGGAGACCCAATATTGCCCGGAAGAGTTCGGGGTAATATTGGGCGAACAGTGGGTGTAGATACTCTAGTTAACAAAGTTTTATCGTATACTAGGATTTGTGCGTCCGTTCTATCATACATATATCCCGACCACAGGTTATCTGAAGGTATCCTTTGATTGTACGGGGTTATCGTATCCTCCCACGCACTAAACCCTGTGGAAGGAATAAATACCTCTATCTGTTTTTGTTTAAACGTTAAGCTATCGTTTAAAAGAACAGGGTTGGCGCTCTCTATTATAATCCATCTAGTTTCTGAGGTGGAGAGTGCAGGGTACGACGCGTCATTAAACTGGGGCTGCCCAGATACATTGGTCCAGTCCCAGCCTCTTCCATAATAAAAATTCCAGTCTACGTCGTCTTGGTTGGCGATAGAAAGAACTACACCTAAGTAGTCTGCGCCTCGATATACCTCATCTCCTATTGCTATCCTGGCTATACTTTGATTGTCAAAATAACATCTTGTATGTACAAAAACTTCGGTAGCTGAGCTTATGGTTTCAGACGAAGGGTCTCGGGTCTGTGTTAAGGTAGTAAAAACTTCCTGCCCTTCTGCAATAATAGCCCCCGACAAAGGAATTCTAGGCCAGTTGCCTGTGCCTGGGGGTTTGCTGAGCAAAGACAGGCCGTCGCCCTGTCTTGGTGCGGCCGGGCCCCAAATTCGAGTGTGTGCCACAAGTTTCCACGAGTCTGATAAGCTAGCCAGGCCGGATAAAGCTGCACTGGATATAAGTCCTGTAGGCGGAATATAGGTAGCTATACCTATAAGATCCAGCACATATAAAAAAGTACCGTCCCAGTGAATATCTTGTATGTCCTCAGGAATTGCTGAATACCTGTTCGGCGCAGCAACTAACGAGTCATTGTTGGGATTTGCTGTAACAAACAAAGAGCTTAGAGGATATACTGTTCCGTCCAAAGCTTGGTTTGGCCAGTCAAGGTCTGTTTGTGTGCCCGTAAGGTTTAGGTATCCTACTTGAATGCCTACCGTAGTGGCCGTGTCTTTCACGGCTAGAAGCTGTATTGTTTCTGTATTTGAAAGTCTTTTTGTTGCTAAAGCTAAAATATCTTTTTGTTCTGCTCCTGCTATAACTACCTCTTGCCCTATAGAAAGTTCGCCTATCTCCCTGGCATCTGTTACTGTGTATGAGTTATCATAGTTATAGCAGTTTATGTACTTTCCTTGAACTACATATTCTGGGATTTCAGTTTCGCTATCATCATAGGTTATCTTATTTAGATTTGTAATGTACGCTGTGTCCCTAAGGATATGGGACTCTCCCCAGTAATCTATAGGAAAGCTCTGGAAGAAAGCATCTTGGGTTTTAAACCCTTTCTGTACGTCTGTAAACTTAATCTGGTTAATTTCTACCCCCGAAACTTCTCTTGTTTTTTCAGGCCCTTGAAACAGAAAAGCCGCAGACTCCGCCTCCCTAAGCGTAAGGAGTAATGGAACATCGGTAGAGGTGCTAATAGTATCTGTCGCTCCTGTCGTAGGGGTAAGATTTTTTGCAGTGTAATACTTATACTCGGACTCCCAGGTTTGATATTTGGCTGTTTCTCGGGGTTTTACCCCTGGATTTTTATTACTCTGAGGTCTATATTGTCTAGGCTTTCTTCGGTTTAGCTCGTTTCTGGTAAAGAAGGCTTTCTCAACCCTAACTATTTGGTGGGTGCTTCCGTGCGCTATTTCCTTAATGCTGGCGACTGAAAAAGTAGCTCCAATCAGTGATTTGGTATAATCATCTTCTGTAGTGTCTGCATTTGTACAGGCTGTAACTACGTAAGTAAATCCTGCAGTTAGTTTTTCTCGTAAGTCTTGAGTAGCTTGATCAGTTGCTACAAGTACAGCAGACCCTCGAAAGATAGTGGGGTTTAACTGAGAACCGTCCACATACGAAGACCCTATTCTAGACAAAATGGGGGAGGCTTTTTGATTTTCCCCTCCGTTGCTAAATAAGTAAGTTTCCGCTAGAGTATCTATACAAAGCCCCATTCCATCTGAGAAGAACTGTCCCGCACCTTTTTGCGATCTCCAATCTCTGGGGGCTCTTAAATCAGAAATACCCGCTAAGTCGTAGAGAGGGCTATTATGATCCCCGCTGGAAGATACAAAGTGGCTCGGACCGCTATTTAGGCTTGCATATGAATATTCCCCTGCCGGCTTAGTTATAGTAATAGTGCTATTTGCGTTTAGGGAAACCGATTGGTTTAGTGTTACTGAGCCCGCTCCGGCCGCAGAAACTACTTTTAAATTTTGAGGAGCTCCTGCGTAAGACACAAAATCCCCAAGGTCGCCAAGTACCAGAGGATTGTACAACTTAATCGTTGCGGCACTCACAGTGCCTGGGGCAATAAAGTTCTTTAAAATTTTGCCTTCAGGAGTCTGAAGAATTACCGCAGTGTCCTCCACAGGGAGCTCAAAAGTATCGGTAGTTTGAAAATTTACGTAAGGTAAGGTAGTATCTGTAGGAAGAACAAGTTTTACCGTGTACGGCACGTCCAAGTGAGAGTACGACATTAAAGTGTCTGCGGGAATTGCGTTCAATGTTATAGCATTAGTGTTTTGTGCAGCACTCACAGTCGTTTCAATACCGGTAGCTTTAGGGCTTAAACTTCTCCAAGCCCTTAAAGTATCTCCAGCGTCTGCCCGATTGTAGCAGGTATATGCGTCGGCAGGGGCTACAAAAGGAGACCCTAGCCCTCTAGTCTCGGAATCCACTGCATCTAAACATATATGAGAACTATCTTCGGAATATATATCTAATATTCCTGCAATAGGGCCCTCGCAAAGAACTTGCGCGGTTGCCAGCACTGAAAAGTCTTGGGGGGCTGTCAATAAATCCGCAAAAACTACGTTAGGCTTTACCTTATTTACTCCGTAAACTATAGGGATATATTCAGCGGACAAGTTAAAATTTACTTTTACAGCTGATTCTTCCCATACTGTTAACAACCGATAGCTAGTTTTACTTCCGTACCACTTCTTCTTCTTTTTTGCCTCTAACTTTTCCACGGGGTTCAGGAACTGTGCCAATACATTTATAGCAGCTTCTGCGTGCATAAACCCTAAGTCTTTCACATATTCTTTAGACTTTAGTATCCTATTGGTTCTTAGTAAGTAGCCAGCTAAAGCCTCTCTATGGTGCGAGTCTGTACTTTTTCGGCCCACAATACTGGAAAAGTTTGCCCAGTTTGAATCAAGGGTCCACGACATTGTGGTTTGTGTCTCCGTCTCTTGAAAAGTGCCTTTAGCTATTACCCCTTCAAATAAAACAAAAGTAGAAAGAACGGCATTATCACGGTCTGCATACTGCCGGTATACAGTAACTTTCTTGTTAATATACTTGTTAAAAGAAGTTATAGAGTTGCTATCTACAAACGCCTTTAGCTCCTGTCTAGGTATTGAATAAGTTATAAAGGATTGAGTTGTTTGGGTTACCCCAAAAGACCCCTGCACTTCAAAAGAAACCTCAATTCGATTTGCCAAAGGACTCCGCATTTTGGTTACTAAAACCGAAAGGCCTGCATTCGGGCCTGAGGAAAAAGATACTCTATCTCCTGGAATAAACCTAAGCAGCTCTTCTTCTAGGTCAAGCCCTTCGTACGTAAACGTCGTGCTCGTAAAAGCAACATTTTTAATCGCAGAGTCTTCGGTATGTATAGCTGTTGCATCTAATACTAAAGATGTTGTGCTCTTTTTTGCATCTGTAACTTCGGTAATATCTCCTAATGACTTTACGTATTTTGGACGATAAATATTCCCTTCGTACTCAATGGGGTATAGGGCATCTGATAAATAACTATACTCTTTATCATATTTAGTAGTGCTGGGCAGCTCCACACGAATTAAGTGCGATATATTTATATGCTCCTCAGTAACAAGAGTATCTAGTAGTAGGCTTTCGTTTGGTAGGTTGCGTGACATTATATTAGGGCCTCCTCTAGGCTTAGGCTTAGTTTGTATAGGTTGTTTTGGTCTACTGAGTAGGAGATATCTGACCCTTTTAAGTATACGCGTACCTTCACATCACTAAAGTTTATAGTCGCTGTGGAAGCGTTAACATAGTATTGAAACGAAGGCGAGACTAAAAATTGCGAGGTTTGGGCGTCTTGGCCGACATACATATAAGTTTTGAGGTGTCTTGGGTTTTCAGTATCTTGTATATTAAAAAAGTCTCCTGGGATGGCTGTCTCTGCTAGAGCGCTGTGTGATATTTTATTTTGCCCTGCGTTAACTCCTGACTCTGTTAGGTAGTTTGTTCTTAGGCTCTGAGACTGTTGAGGAAGGCGTATATAAAAAGGCCTGCGATCTGCTTGTCGAGCCATGAGAAAAGCATAAATAGTAGTAAACTGGTCTTTTGTAAGTTCGTTGTAAGAAGCCTTAACCTCCCACATATGGGCGGCAGTATGCCCAGTAATCACACGCCCCGACCTACTTCTAAAGGTCTGCTTAGGCTGCTTAGAATTTAACTGTATAGTTTTGAAGCCTGCGGTTTCATAGCCTGCTGTTTTTTCCATAGTTAAGGGGTTGTACCCTACGCTGTGGTCTGGTAGTTCATAGCTTATTGCCATACCTTAATTTCCTACGTCCACGCCCTCTAAAAAGCTTGAGCCTTGGGAGTTTGCAACATCCCTTATCATCTTAACTATATTCTCTCGCTGGTCTGTTAGCATCTCTTCCATATTTGTGGTGTCTATCGCGTTAATATTAAAAGTAACGTTAGCTCCTAGGTCTGGGTTTTCTAGCGCCTCTTCTGTATCTCCTGCGGAAACTACCTGACCTGCCGAGTCTGGCATAAATAGTTCTGGCCCTTGCTCTCCTACTATGAAGCCTACCGAGCCTCCGGAAGCTCGGTACCGAGCACCTGTAAAAGCAGACCTAAAGTTGCTCGCATTTCCTATGCCGGACTCGCCTCTAAGGAAAGCTAACTCCCCTGCAGCCCCTTTACTGGTAGCCAAGTCTACTGCATTGGAACGTTTTCCTACACTAACTTCTGCTGGAGGTGCACTGGCCCCTGCAGAGGCTCCGCTTCCGCCGCTTTCGTAGCTAGAGCTGCTTATTGCTGCCAGCTGTGCTGCCCCTAATGCTGTTGCGAACGCTATTCCAGGTATGGCGGCAGGAAAACCTTTTTCAGACTCTTTCGCTATAGCGGCCGCCGTACTTATTACTACCCCTGCCAGTTTTGCCTTCTTCTCTTTTTCGAAGGCCTTCTTTTTAATGCTCTCTTTCTTCTTCTCTAACGCGGCTATCTTTGCGAGGCTTTCTTTTGATTTACCGTCTCGTTTCTTCTCAGCTGCGATTTCTTTGTCTATATTGGCGACTTGTGACTTCGCTTTTGCGGCGCTCATAGATTGAAACGCACTAATAGCCGTTTGTGCCGCCGCAACACCTGTCTCCATAGTGAGACCCCCGTTACCGATCTCCTCGAAGGCCGCGGAGAAGCTTTCTCCAATAGAAAGAGCCCCTCCTAAAATGGCACTAGTCAGCTCGCCTTCCGGACCTAATTGCTTCATCTGCTCTAAAAAAGGGCTTGCTTGTTCTGCAAGAGCTGCTATCTTCTCTGACCCTTTGGCCTCAGTTTCTAACTCTGCACCTTCTCCAAACTGGGCGGTTGCTGCTGCGTTGCGTATCTCAAAAGCTTGAGGTTCGCTTGCCTGCCTTGCTGCTATGGCAGAAGACTCTCCGTAGGCTTGTCCGATTGCAGAGTCTGGGCCTAGCGCGGCGGCAAATTGTTGACCCTCTGCGGCCCCGATGCGGCTGTTCGCTTGTGCGATAAGCTGCTCATTTGCCTTTTTAGTAATTTGATCTTCTTCAGAGTTAGTAAGCTTTCTATTCTCCAGCTGCAGTCTTTGTATTTCTAGCTTTTCCTTCATTATTGCTAGGTCCGCTTTGCCTGAGGCGCTTGCCTGAGACTGCGCCGTGATTAAAGCCTGTGCATTTTGAATTATAGCTTGCTGAGTATCGAGCTTTTTAGTCTCTAAAGTTTCTTGAGCCTTGGCTATTGTAAGATTGGCTTTTGCGATAGCATTTTCTTCTTTCGCCCGTATGTTTGCCTGCGCTGCTGCCTTTCCATCTTGAATAGCGCCCTCCATGCCAGAGAAAATGCCTGCTTGCTCTGCAGTAAGAGAGCCGCCTTGCGCAAGCTTTAGTTTTTCCTTTTCTAACTTCATCTGAGCTTCGAGAAGGGCGTACTGAGATTCTATAGTCAGATTGGCTATTCTACTACTTTCTATTGCCGCTTCTTTTTGTGCCCCTGCTGCTGCGATGGCTTGGTCGTATTCGAACTGAGCATCTGACTTTGCGCCTTGGGCCGCAGGGTCTTTAATTCTAGCGATTTCGCGATTGATGCTTGCGGTCTCATTGTCGAGCGCTAAATTAGCGGCTTTCTGAGAGGCTACGCTTGCTAGCATAGTCTGTAACTTATGCGCTCTTTGTAATTCTTCTAATCCTAGTTCTTCTGCTTTTATAGCAATTCTTAGGCTGTTCTGGGCTTCTGCGGCCTTTTCTTTTTCAGCAACCGCTAATTCTTGTTTTAATTTCAGAAGGTTGGCCGAAGTTCCTTCCTCCCCTTCTACGATCTCTGCGCTTTTTATACTGGCCTTTAAGCTGGATATTTTTGCGGTGTTTAATTGACTCTCTAAACCCAGAAGCTCGGTATACCCTTCAACCGTAGCGCTGTTATACTTTTTAGCTAAAGATACTTGCCCTTTAAGCCCCACTACCCGGGCTTTCTGAGCTGCCTCTTCTTTTATACTTGCCTCTAAATTGCTCAAGACGGAGGAGGCGGTTTTCTCTCGAAGAGCCACTTGCTCTTTTAAATAATTATTTATTTCTTGCTCAGAGGCCTCCTGCAAGTTTTCAGGTACTTCAATAGCATAAAGTTTAGCTTTTAATGCAGTAAGGTGTTTGGCTTCTGCACCCTCAGCTTTTGCAGCACTTATTGCTGTAGCTCTAGATTTTGCCTCCGTCTTTAGAGCTGTTAGTAAAGGAGTATACGCTGATTCTTGTTTTTTCAGCATTTTTGTTTTTTCAGCTCCGACAGCCCTGGCCAAATCTCCTACAGCTTTCTCGGCCTCTCCTATTTTTAATAAGTTTTGACGGTTCTTTTCAAGAGCTAGAATTGCATCTGATCGTCCTTGAGCGTCCGAACTAGAGCCTAGCTTTTCTAAAATTTCTTTTTGCTTAATTTGAACTTTGTACGCTAAAGACTCTTTGTTTATAAGCTCCAGACGCTTATCTATATTTGCGATAGCCGCAGATGCAAACTCTTCCGCGCTCTTAGCCGTTGCGGCCTCTACTTTGGTAGAGTTCTTTCTAGCCTTGGACAGGGCTTCTTCAGCGGCCTTTAGCCTTCCTAGCTGGCCTTCCGCAACTGTAGAGTCTCCAGACTTTACAGCTTTGTCGTATTTTTCCTGTCGTTCGGCTATCTCCTCTTGTAGCTCTTTGAACTCCTCTAGTTTTGCGGTCCGTTTATCCTGCTCTATATTTGCGAGTCCTGAAGCCAAAGAATCTGCAGAGCCTGCCATAAGTGCAAAGGCTGCAGCATTTTTACGTGTAGCAGACTCCACGCGTTCCGCAGTAGTAACATACTGCTCTGTTACCTTGACCATCTCCTCCAAGAGCTTGACATTCTTTTCTGCGGAAACGGTCATAGGCTCAAATACAGGGCCGGTAAGAAGTTCTTTTATCTTCTTAAAGCCAGAGAAAAGAAGTTGCCCTGCCATTACAATAAGACCGATATAGGGCAGAGCTTTTAAAAAGCCCGCCCCTAAAACTACTAAGCCTCCGGCCGCTGTTCTAGCCGCTAAATTTATTCTATAAAAAGAAGCGGCTACACCATTGCTGGAAGCCACTAAAACTTTCTGCTGCGCTTGTTGAGCTTTGTAGCCTGCCCTTAAGGTTTTTAAGGCTTGTCTTAAGTTTCCGGTCTGAGCCTCTCCTAAAGCATCTGCGAAAGCCTGCTGGCGAGTAGCTAGAGTTTGCTGATGGATTCCTTTTATAAGCTCTTTTCTTGCCTGTTTATTTACCTGCAGCTTGCCTGTCAGCATCTCAGTAAGGTCTTTCTCGCTAGTTTTTTGTAGTACTTTTAATGCTCCCCCTACGCCTTTGATTGCTTTATTGGTTCTAGTAAGCATAGCGTCGTAGTCTTTTTGACTAGCGGTGCCTTCTACTATACGAGCCTGCAGCTCTTTTGATTTTGAGTCCAGAAGCTTTATACTTCCTATGTTTTTTCTAAAACCCTTATCCGTACTTTCAAATGCCGAGGCAGTTTCTGCAGCAGCTGCCGCAGATGATTGGAGTGCTCCAGCCAGCAACCCCGCCCCAGCCTTATTTACCATGAAAGCGACGGCGGCACCTAGAGCTACCATATTGTTAGCTAGTATTTCTATGCCCGGCACAACTACAGCGTTGGCTATCTTTAGCAAGGTTTTTACTAGTTTATCAAAAGAAGCCCCTAATTTATCGTAGGGGTTAGCGTCTACCGCTTCGCCAAGGGTACCAAACTTTTCAGTGCCTTGCTCAATAATAGCATTTGTGAACGCCATTCGCTTCTCAAATGCAGTTACTTCCCCCGTAGTCTTTCCTACGGAGTCGGCGTACTGCTTGGTTACGTCGTCTAAACGTACCATAATACCTAATTCGTCTAGTATTTCTGGCTCTAGCTTTGCTGCGCCTCGTACCAGACGGTCGAGAGCATCCGTCATATCTCGGCCTAAAGCTTTGGAGGCGCCGGAAGCTACCTTTGTAAGGCCTTCTAGCTGCATCGTAGAAAAGCCTGCACTTGTTCCTACGGCTACAGCCTTCATTGCGGAGGCTGCTGTAATGGCGCTGCCTGTTATTTTTTCTAGGCCTTCTGCGACAAGAGGAAGATTTGTGCCGGCAGCGCGGCCTGTAAACTCCAAACCCTCTGCTAGTAGCTCTACGCCTGCGGCTCTTTTTAGCACGCCAAAAGCAGCTGTTATCGCAAAAGCGTTAGCGGCTACCGTGGCATATGCGGATAGAAAAGTTGTGGCGGTTCCTACAGTTTGGGCTTGCTTAGCAAAAGCTTTAGTGCTATTATTAGTTAGTTGGCCTGCACCCTTCTCTTGCTTGTTGTACCTATTTTTGGCTTGACCCGCATTGTCTGTAGACTGAGCTAAGCTGTCTGTGGCCTGGGACGCTTTTTGAGCGTCCTTAGCAATAACTTTAAGGTTTCCCTGGTCGTCAATGGATAACTTAATTTTAATTTCATTCTTAGCCACATTACTTTCTCTTCATCTTATCCCGCGCTTTTTTCATAGCGCTGGCAGACTCTTTAATAGCTCGGCGATCCATCCAAGATATTATTTCTATTAGTAGATCCCTCTCCTCTATTCCCTGAGCATCCATTATTGCGGGTAGTAGTGTATAATCTTTTCCTAAGTATCCAATATCTGCGACTATCCTATCGCCTAGCATATTAAATATGATTAGAGCCTCTTGTGCTGTAGAAGGGAGATCTTCCCAACTTACAGGAATCTCCTCCTCCACAGGCTCTTTGTCTAACTGTTCGCAGAGCTCGAAGTACTTGTCTGCGGTCATTCCAATATCTGAGTGACTAAAAAAATTAGTCAGACGGTGCCACAACTCCTCTTGTTGGTTTTGAGCGAAAGTTGTCTAGATCAAAGACTACCTCATTGAGCCAAGTATCGAATTCACTAGACTGAGTTACTAGTACCTGCGCGTTTTCGGCCGAGAACGGTACTTCAGTATCTAAGGAGTTACTCCCTGTGTCGATTAGAAGTAAGGTTTCTAAAATTTCAAAGGTTAATCCTCTCCAGTTTTTTACAGTTTTTGCTGTAAACTGTTTGACAAACTTCTCCTCGTCCAACACTTCTTCTGTTACTCTTGTTTTTCGGCTGTACTTTTGTGTCACACAACCTTTTCTTAAATTTTGTAATTCTTTACGAGACAGGTTTACTATCTCAATTTCAAAGTCTGGGTATCCAGGATAAGATGCCCAAGCTGATTTACTATCTACTACTAAACTTTTTAAATTCATTTATTTACCTATTGGTTATATCTTTGAGAGTGCTACAGAGTAAACGTTAATGCGTTTGCTATAGAGCCTGTGGCTAGTCTCCAGTCTACTGAGATTTGGGGCTGCTCGCCCATTGATAGAGTCGAGGTTAAATTAGTGACCCCGCTCATTTGTACTCCGTAGTTTGTGCCGCTTTCTCTCCCGAAAGCAGAAATAACTAAGGAGTAGTTATTCTTCCATTTTTGGTCAAAGCCTGTTGTAGTATCAT